TGGTTCCAACATCTTTGACGTTCTGAGCGATGACGTCAAGGATCAGTTTGAGTCCATCGCTTATAAAGAAATGGAAAGGATCGGAGATGAAATCTAATAAAACGCCCAGGACGCTCTCAGAGTGTTCATTTGAGGTCGGATACCCATCGGCCTATGTTCGCACCCCTGAGAGCCGTTTTGAGGCTTTTCTAAGCGTCCTGCTGGCCTGTGCCATTGGGATTGGCTTTGGCATCTGTTATGTAGTGTGGTGGGCAGCATGAAATTCACAACTTGGTTCAATGCCACGCAAAAGCCTGTCCGAGTTGGTGTGTACCAGCGACGCCACCGTCATTTTGGGTTCTACATCTTTGCGAAGTGGGATGGCAGCAAGTGGATGCGTGGAGCGTCTTCTATTAATGAAGCTGATGAAGAAACCACTGCGTCAATCAGCCAGATGGCAACGTTTTATTGGAGGGGCCTTGGACAACCTACTCTGTCTTAAGCTGATGTTCAGAAACATTTGCAAAAGAAATTGGCTGGCAGTAAGAAATTACTGGAACATCCTGATCAGCAAACCACCGTTTTAAGGGTATGCCAGACACCCTAAGTCTGGAATCAAACTAGGAGTATGAAAAATGGGATTTGTCGCTAAACAGCAAGCATCCAGAGAGTTCAAATTGGTGCCAGCAGGAACCTATACGGCTCGGTGCTACCAGATGATTGATCTTGGAACACAAGTCACTAATGGTCAGTTTGGAGAAAAGAAACAGCACAAGATCAGGATTTCTTGGGAAGTGTTTGGGGAAGATGATGACGGAAACCCCCTGACTGTTGAGATTCAAGGCAAACAGATGCCCATGACTGTGGATCGAGAGTTCACCCTATCCATGCACGAGAACGCCACTCTAAGGGCTTTTTTAGGCACTTGGCGAGGAAAGGCATTCACGGATGACGAAGCATTCACGTTTGACGTCAGCCGCCTTGTAGGAGCTTATGCAATGGTTTCTGTCGCGCATAGTGAGTCCAAAAATGGCAAGACGTATGCAAATGTCACTGCTGCTGCCAAGCTCCCCAAGGCTCTGTCAGATAGCAAGCCAGCAGGAGTCCATGCAGATGTGATCTTTAATCTTGATGAGCCGGATTTAGAGGTTTTTGAGGCTCTTCCTGCATGGCTGCAAGACAAGATTCAACAAAGTCCAGAGTGGCAGAAGCAATGGGTATCAGCCGGTGATAAGGCTGACGAAGACGTACCGTTCTGAGTTAAGGGGATACGACGATGAACATTTACTTAGACATCGAAACGATCCCCTGCCAAATGGTAGGGATCAAAGAAGACATTGCTTCCAACATGAAACCCCCAGGCACTCTCAAGAAAGCAGAGTCGATTGCTGAATGGGAAAAGACTGCAAAGCCTGATCTGGTTGAAGAACAATGGCTCAAGACTTCGTTTGACGGAGGGTTGGGTCAGGTCATTGCAATAGCCTGGGCCATTGATGACGGTCCTGTTGAGTGGCTTTACAGCCCAAATACAAGTCTTGAAGGATCAAGGGAGTTGATCAAAGACTTCTTTGATGACCTTAAGCACTTCAGATCTGACAAGCCCACTTTGGTAGGCCACAACATTGCAGGATTTGATCTTCCGTTTCTCTGGAAGCAAGCAGTTATCTATCAGATCAAGCCGCCATTCTGGTTTCCCAAAAATCCCAAGCCTTGGTCAGACAACATCTACGACACCATGATGCAGTGGGACTCCAAGAACTTTGTCTCAATGGACAAGCTCTGCAAGATTCTTGGGTTGCCAGGAAAAGATGGGATCAGTGGAGCAGATGTTTGGCCTATGGCACTAGAAGGCAAGTTTGAGGAGATCGGAGCGTACTGCGCCAAGGACGTAGAACGCACCAGATCGCTCTACAAACGCATGATCTTTGGAGGCTGATATGCAAGGCCGATCACTCAAAGAAATGGGAATAAAGCTCGTTTTAGACCATGCCGACGAATGGAAAGAACAAGCTGATCTGGCTTTTGATTGGTGGATTCAGTCTGTAGCCCCGGATACTTTCACTATGGATGATTTCAGGTCTTTCTGCGAAGAAATAGAGCTTCCTGCGCCTCATCATCCAAATGCCTGGGGAGCCTTTACAAAAAGACTTCAGAACCGCATTCACCCGGTTGGCTTCATTGAATCCAAGCGTCCATCAGCCCATGCAAGAGTTATAAGGATGTACTGCCGTGCGTAAAGTTTATGGTCCACAGGTGAGGTTTCTTCTGAAAAACGGACTTAGACCTATTGAGGTTGCAAGAGCAATGGGGATTCCTGTTGCAAGAGTCCACCAGATCAAGTATCGAGACAAGGTTAAAGCAATGGACAAACCTGTTGAGATTAAGCCCATGAGCTTATTTGACAGGATTAAATGGTGGATTAAAAAATGACACCAACACCGAAACTGCGTTTTGTTAAACGTTCAGTGACAGCACCAGAGTTCGGAGACAACACTGGTAGGTATGTTCACATCCTTCAGCAATGGTGGGAGGACACATCTACCGATGTGTATTGGATCAACGGGAATCCCGGCGAATGGCGGGATGTGCCGGTGGAGGATGAGAAATGACACCACTCGTCCAAGAAGCTGTGCGGCTGGCTCCGCAACCAGAAACTGCCATGTGGTTTGACGTAGGTGTGCTGGAACCCACTGCTGAGGCCATGAGCTTCCCGGTGGATGTTCTTATGCACCCGCCATTCAAGCGCACTGGCATTGCAGGGATTGACTCTAAAGGCCGGAAGTTCAGTTTGTGGTTGACCGCTGGAGAAAACAGCGTGACCACGGCTGGCTGCGTGATGGAGCCTGTCAATTACTTTGCGCCGTTTGCTTACATTAAAACAGATGATGGGATGCGTTACTACAACAACAACAAAGAAGTCACCAAAGCTGAGATTGATCCAGTGCTGCGGATGGTCTGCTCGGTGCTGTCCAAACTGTCAGCAGGAGGCCAAGCCTACAAGCCCACACCCAAGCCTACGTTTCTGAATAAAAAGCGCATGGCGAAGGGAAAGAGCGCTCTCACGTTTGACTGGCACACGGTGGAGATTGGGCCAAAGGCTGAGAAGAACGATGCGCAAGGAGGCACTCACGCAAGCCCTAGATTGCACGATAGGCGTGGTCACTGGCGCTTTATCAAAAAGACTCAGCGGCAGGTTTGGGTCAAGTCCTGCAAGGTTGGTGACGCCAGCAAGGGCGTTGTGTTTAAGGACTACGAGGTGACAGCATGAACATCACACTACCCCGCGCAGTGATTGAGCAGGCGTTGGAGGCGTTGGAGGAGATCAACAAGTTGAGCATTGGTGAAAACGCCATCTGCCTGCCAGCGGAGATTGATGGTGCGATGGACGCCCTGCGCGAGCGGCTGGCGCAGCCGGGGATGCAACCCTGCGCCGGACGCAACTGCGGCAGCACCAACCCCAATCTGCACTCGGCTGAGTGCTTTGAGGACTACGAGAAGTCAACAGGGATGGATGCGGTGGCGCATTCCATCGTGGCTGGTGCGCTGTTTGATTTCATGGGCTGGCTCACAAGCCGCAAGAAGCGCATCGTTTTGTCGAGTGCCGATGACGCTTCGCCAGCCGCCGTTGCGATTCACGACTTTGCAGAAATGCGCGGCCTTATTTTGCATGAACCCAAAGTGCAAGAGTGGCAGGAGCATCTCACCGCCCCACCACAGCGCAAGCCGTTGTCAGTTGAACAGATTGCAGAACTTGATTGCAACGACCATTACAAATTTGCCCGAGCCATCGAAGCCGCACACAACATCAAGGAGTAACCAATGATTGATTACGCCAAACCACTGATCTTGATTGAAGAACTCAGCAGAATCATCAGTGACTGCTGTCTGGACAAAAGATATGACGAAGCAATTGATAAGTGCCACGAACTCAACAGAGAACTGCTTGTCTTGGTTGCCAATCTCTCAAAAATGTCAGATGTACGTTAAGCAGTATCCAATGTCTTTTAAGCTCCCAAAATACACTTGGGATAAAGACAGAAAGTTATGCGAGAAGTGCAAACACTACGCACCAACAGAAACTGGTGGAGCAAAAGAAAGAAAGTCACTGTCTATGACTTGCTCTGCATCAAAACGCAAAAGTGTGTTTGGACCAACAACTTGTATTGATGAGAGAACGACTGGAGTATGTGGGCCTAAAGGGAAGCTATTTGAGAAAAAGTCTCAGTCGGCATAGAGTTCACCACGGAAATATGCCTTTCCATTGTCTGTCACAGAACAGAACTCAGGATGTAAAAGCACTCCCTCTCTCCATGTCAAAACTGCAAATCCTGATTGCCAGTTAAACCCTGGCTTGCTTTGCCGATAGGTAAACTCATCTTGCTCATCGTCAGCAAGCATTCCTGTCTTTATTCCGTAATGAATTTGTTTGAATCCTCGGTGTGCTTTCACAGACAACTCATGCGTGTGGCCAGTAACAGTAGTGCAACCACCCTTTAAGACATCATTCCAACCAGAATGAATCCCTGCGTGCCAATCATGGATCACAACGCAATCGTTGTTTATATCAATACGCTCCGAGTCCTCCCAATGTGGGAGATGGTCTCTTAGAAGAAAGCCTGAGATTCCCTCAAACTCTGGAACTAAATTAGCCAAACGTGTTTCAAAACGCGCACAATGGTTTCCATAGGTGCGCAACAACTTGCATCCCGCTGGTCTTGCTTTCTCAATATCTCCAAGCCTTTCCTGCACAGCTTCTAGCTCTTGCTTGACAGTTGGAGCCTTATTCCAACGAATGCGTCCGTGTCGACTGATCTGTCCACCATCCAAAATGTCACCATTAAGGATTACTGCTTTAACATCTCGTCCAAGATCAGTAAGTACATTACAAAATGCCTTGTGTGCAATAGAGATGTAGCCTGGAGAATAGTGAGCATCAGAGCCAACCAGGATCACTCCATCATCAATAGTAATACGGTTGACATTCCTGCGTTGAGACACAATCAACTGAAACTTATCATTCCCATGCTTACTGTCGTGTTTTGAACTTGCTACATCAAGTTGGACGCCGTATTTTGCTTCGAGTCTATTTCTACGGGCAAAGACTGCGCGCACATTGATAGCCAGCTTTGATGCCACTGCCGTTGGAGACCCAAGGTCTCGCCACATATCAATGAACTGCTGATCCGTTACCTTCGCTTGCATCTTCTTGCTCCAGTTCAACAAACAGGATTTTCTCAAGCACGTTAACCACCCTGTGCTCGGCAGCTTCTAGCTGTTCCTCTGTCGTGCTCCTGTCCTGCGCAGTAGTTATCAGGTCATGCAAAAACACATGGAGAACTTCGTGCAATGCCGTCTGGGATAGCGTTGTCGGATTGATGTTTGTGGTAGCAAAATCACCTAATCTATAGGTCGCCAATCTTGCTGGAGCGTTAATTTCCACAGAAGCCATTGCAGCTTTTGCGGGCTTGCTGCCACGCTCTATTCGCCAATCATTGAGGTTTAATACCTCTTGCCAGAACTGCACAAAGTCATCGAACTCTTCGGCTTGCTCCGGTGATGGAGAATTCGTGAGCTTTGTTTTGGACATGACTAACCCAAAAACAGAGCTCTTTCGTCGTTGCGACGCTTTGCAAGACCAGGAAGGACTTTACCGCCAGCCTTCGTCCAATCCAAGAATCCTTCAGCAGCGTCCTCGTAGTCTCCACGGTTGTACCTTTGACGAATGCTAGACCGTTGAAGATTCCCAAGACCTACATTAAAGGCAAATGACGTAAGAGCGTCTCTATGGCCTTGATTGCCAGCAGAAGCAGGACACAATCGCACCACACCTCGCTCAAAACTCTCAAGGTCTTTAGCAAGAATTGCATCAACTTCTTCCATCGTTAACGTCCTGTCCCATCCTTCAGGAATAGACAAGGATCGACGCTCATCCAGTGGCACTCGAATGTGGTTTTGGTCAATGACATGACCCACACCCACAGTCCACAATAAAGCAGGACAACGATAAGGACGAGTGCGTACCCCTTCATGATGACGAATCATGTGCAAAGCACGATCTGAGATCATTTCCCAAATGCCCTGCCACCAAAATGAAATGCAATTATTGAGGCAAAGAGTGCTTGCGTATCGTTATCCCAAAGCATCTCTGCCAAGTCTTTGAATGAAACACCAGTTGTCCAGCCATGTGCAAATAATGCACAATCAACAGCAACCAGCAAAAAGAAGAACCCATAAGTAATGACAGGACGAACACTTGCCCTAAGATTCTTTATCCATTGGCTAGTACCCTCATTGAGTGCAGTGTCGTGAGCATAAATGGCTTGCATCTCTGCTTGCTGCGCTCCAACAAGTGTTTGATAGTTCTGAGCCTCTGCCTGGATGGTTAGCTGATCAGACCGTATTTCTTCAACCTTTGCTTGGGCCTCAAACCCTAGCTTACGCATCTCCAATTCACGCTCAGTCTGCATCCTGGCAAGTTCTAATTCATGCTTCTTGTCTGCCCTGTCTTGAAAGAATGACAACAGTTTAGGAAGACCGCCAGCAAGAAAAGAAATCAAAGTTGATAGAAGTGTCAGCATCACAGCACCATTGCATAAAGTATGAAATACAGACCAATAAAACCAACAACAGCAGAGGCATACAGCATTGGCATCATCACAGCTAATATCGCAGCAGACGAAAGAACAATGCTCAGTTGCAGAGCCATTCCTGCGTAAGAAAAATAAGCAGACCTGTTCTTTGCAGCATCACGTTCAGCCTCTGCTGCTTTAGCCTTCTGGTACATTTCTTCCATGTCTGAGCGAAGACGGATCGCCTGTTTGTCAAACGTATTCGACTGAGTTCCGTTTTGCTCGGCTGCGATTGCATAAATCACCGCCCTGACATTCTTTGCTTGAAACCAGGCCCAAAGATTATTGGCCTCAATGGTCTTACTGAGGATTTTTGAGGAGTTGGAACCACCCCACATCCCGTTGATAGCAAGCAGCAAAGCAAACACAGAAATCGTGATAGCAGCCCACTGCTTGACATAGGCTTCACGCTCTGACCTGGATGCTGTTGGTGAAGGTTTGCCAATCATCGTTCGTTCATTGTGAAATAAACGCCCAAAATAATCCCACCAATGATCATTAAAGAGATAAACAAAGCACCAACTATTGCTGCCGCTTGCTCAATCTCTTTCTTTCTTTTGATGGCCCTCTCGCGCTCTCTGCGCTCTTCCTCAATCTCTGCTTTATGAGCCTCTTGGACACGCTTTTGGATGTTGTTCCAAATGTCCATGTTGTTCGTAGAAAAGAACAACCCTTTAATCTGTTCCTCAAAATCTTTTTGAGACTTCAGAGCAAGCTCAATCTCAATGGCTTTAGCCATGTGTGAGCCGCCAGCATTTTTGCTCTCTCTGACAGCCTTTACAGCCGTGTGCTTGGCATCAAAATACTTTCCCAACAACGGCCCAAGAGAAGCAACATCATCAACCGTTGATGCTGCCTTCTTGATTAAGTTGACTGCGGATGAAACCGCAGCCATTGCCGTAAACGGGTCGATCATAGATGCAAAGCAATTTTCAGAAGCAAAGCGATGATTGCACCAGCAGCGCCAATAAAAATGGCTTCCAAACGCTTCAAACGAGCATTTACGCCTCTCATTTGAATGTCAATACCTTCGTACCTGACAGCACAAATATCAACGTGCGAGTTAATCTTTGCCTCTACTTCTGAAATCGTAGCCATGATTTAATCGTTAAGAGGTTTTTCCAACGAATCTTTGAGCATCTGGAAGAAAGCATCCCGCCCAACTTGCAACTGGTCTAGTTGCATCCTGGTGCTTGCCAACTTTCTATCCAGATCAGCAACATGGTTCAGGATTGTCTTTTGACGATCATCCCAATTTGCCATGTCATGCTCAACGCCATCAATAGTCACGATTTGGGAGTTGTTGTCTTTACCCATCTCGATCTCTCCTAAAAACCACCATCGAAGGCCGGTGGATTGCCTTTATGCTGCCCAAGGCAAAGGCGTATTGGCCGGGGAAACAGGCGGGTTTTGCATGGAAGCAATCTGCCCATTCACGTTCGCCTCGTAGTTTGCAATGCCTTGCTCACCCAGATTTGCTTGCACCCAACCAATGACGGTATCTTGCGTCAATTCGTTGTAGGGGATGAAGGTGCTGGATTGGTTGCTGTCAAAGACAGTGTTGCCACCGATAGAAGCGGTGAATTCACCATCCACCCCGGTCAGCGTCCAGATCACATTCACAACGTAATTGGGATCAGGGGTTTGCAATGTGTACATTGCATCAACAGTCCAAGTAAAGTTCGTTGCCATTTTTAGGCTCCTTTGAGTTGAGATTTGAGGTTGTCAACCTCGGCTTTGAGTTCTTTGATTGCTGCGACCAGCAGCGGGATGGTTTCCGTATAGGCCAAACTTAGCACTTCTTCGCCATCCGACTGCTGGGTCGTTGTAACAGCTTCAGGCAACACAGCTTGAACATCTTGCGCAATCAAGAACGAACGACGGACACCATTTTCGTCGGTCTTGTATTTACCAATGACAGCACGCAGAGAAGATACTTTGGCTGCTGCATCAGTGATTGGCTCAATGATGTCTTTAATGCGCTCATCAGAGAACGTGCCCCATGAAGTACCACCACTTGCAAGCTGAACACCGGCTGTCAACGAATTGAACGAAATCTGGAATGCAGACGTTGAGGTAATACTTCCCAAATATGCGTTACCGCTAGTGAGTGGTATTTGCATATAGGCATTGGTTGTGCCCAAAACAAAGTTTCCACTGCCGTTGAAATATCCCCTCGGATTCCCATCCCCATCCGACAGCACGATGTAGTTGCTTGCCGTGCGGATGTCTAGGCCACCTTGGTTGCCGTTGTAAGAACCAAGGATTACATTCTTGCCGCCGGTTGTAATGTAGTAGCCAGCCTCATCCCCAAGGAACGTGTTATAGGTTCCTGTCGTCAAGAAATAGCCAGCAAGACGACCAACAAAAGTATTTTGAGCGCCAGTCGTATTGCTGTACCCAGCCTGATACCCAACCGCAGTGTTGTTGGAGGCGGTGGTGTTGGAGCGAAGAGCAGAATGGCCGACAGCGGTGTTGTAACTACCGGTCGTATTAAAAACTAATGAGGCATACCCAAGCGCAGTGTTGTAGGATCCAGTGGTGTTTGTAAAAAGTGCCTGCAAACCAAGTGAAACTAATTCTGTTCCAGTGGTATTGCTGTATGATGCTTGATAACCTATTGCTGTATTGTTTATAGCGGTAGTATTTGAATATGCTGCCTGATACCCCAACGCTGTGTTGTTGGAGGCGGTGGTGTTGGCTTGAAGCGCTCCATCCCCCATGGCAGTGTTGTAATTGCCCGTGGTTGTATAGCGAAGCGCCTGCGAGCCTACAGCCGTGTTACTAGCACCCGTGCTGTTTGTGTACAGCGAACGCCAACCAAGCCCTGTGTTGTAGTTGGACGTAGTATTGCCACGACCAGCACCTTCACCAAAGAAGGTCAGATATTGTCCAGTGGAATTGCTGTATCCGGATTCTGAACCTACGGCTGTGTTATACCCACCAGTCGTATTGCTGGACAACGAACCTTGACCGATTGCGGTAATAAATCCCGTCGTATTGCTATACCCCGCCTGATAGCCCATCGCCGTGTTGTTAGAGGCGGTGGTGTTGGAGAAAAGAGCCGAGTTACCAAAGGCAGAGTTGCTTGCGCCGGTTGTATTGGATTGCAATGCACCGACGCCCACCGCGCTGTTAAAACTGCCGGTCGTATTGAAATACAAAGCGTTGAGGCCGACAGCAACATCTTGTGCGCCCGTGGAGTTTGTGGTCAACGCACTCGCACCCACCGCAGTATTGGTAGATACAGCACCCGCACCACGGCCTACGGTTAGGCCCTGGATCGTTCCCGCACCAGTAACGCTTAGAGTGCTAGATGCCGAAAGAGTAGTAAACGATCCAGCAGCAGCAGCAGTTCCACCAATAGCTGGAGGACTTGCTAAATAATTAGAGAATCCAGTGCCTGAAACAGTGCTAGATGCGCTTAGAGTTGTAAACGCACCAGCAGCAGCAGTTGAAGTACCAACAGGCCCATTAAAAGAATCACCAGCAGTACCAGCTTGGAAATCCTTTAACTGAGACATCAACTCACGGATTGCGTCATTGATGCCAGAAGGCGCACAACCCTCCGCGATGTTGATCCCATCAATGTCAGTGTTGTTTCCAGGAGTTGCAGAAAACTCAGAAATCTTAGTACGTGCCATGATTTATCCCTTTAACGGTTTTCTTCTTCGCGTTGACGAAGTTGATACAGCAGATTCAACGTGCTTGCATCAATCGATGGAAATTGTCTTGTACTGATCTGCAATTCAGGTGGTAACTTTGATTCCAAATCCAACAATCCACCAATTGCTTTAGCAGGTAATGCACCTGCCTTGCCAGCATAGTAAGACGCTTCACCAACTAATCTAGGAGATGAGGTTAATGCGCTAATCAATGCTGCTGGTGTTCCACCAACTCCAAGCAAGGTTGCCGCCTCAATTGGTGCAGTAGCTCCCTGAAGTCCTCGCGGAGTTATTGTGGATAAAGACTGACCAGCCAATGCTGGAAGCATCATCTGACCACCAGCCTGCTCAAGTTCTTTTGCAAGACTCAAGCGTTGCCCAAAGTTTGTATTTACATTGTTCCGCATGATTGATTGCAATTTACGCATTGCAGTATCAGCAGAAGTCTTATCTTTTAGTGATAAAGATTGTTGAATTTCAAGAATCTTATCTGAGGCATCAGAATACGCTTTCATTGTTTTTGCGTATGTTGGAGCCTGATCGTTTATCTCATTCTTTATTGCCGTATAGACGCCTTTAACAGCTTTATCAGATGGCGTATGAGGTTTCAAGTCTTCAATAATTTGTCCAACTTGACGCTTCAAAGCATCAATGCCTTCTGGTGTATGAAACTCTGCCGGGTCTTTAGATTTCCAATTATCAATTTTTGCCTTTGCTTCATTCAATTTTTGGATAGCCAAATCATTTAATGGCTCTCCTTTGAAAGCAAATTCTTCATAGGCATTATTTAATGCTTTATCAATTCCTTCAAAATTTAGAATTGACTTATCGTTTTTAATGTTTGCCATATTTGCGCGATAAATTTCACCGCGCTGTTTGCGTATAGCGTCTAGGTTACTTTTAGCAGCCTCAAGCACATCAAGCATATCCGCTTGTCCACGGATATTTTGAAGAAATTGAGTTGCCTCTGCGCCACCCTTTTTGCCAGCCTGAAATGCTTGGCTAATAGCCTCTTTACCAGAGCCAACCCTTGATCCAAGAATCGCTGGAACGGCTTGTTGCGCCATTTGTGTAGTACCAGATACACCTTTTGCAATCAAAGACAACGGGTCGACATAAGATGCTGTTTTTTGTGCAGCAGAACCAATTGTCTCTAATACTGGCGCTGCTTTTGCAGATACACCAGCCGCAGTCCTTGCAACACCAGCACCACCAGTAAGCAACGTAGCAAAGTCTGCCATCACGGATGCAGGATCAGTGGCAAGTGCCTTCTTAAAACCCTCTGCTGTTCCGTATTTCTGAGCGTATTCGCCACCAACAGCTTGAGCCAAAGAAATTGATTGCTTCAACTTTTCAGGATCACTAGCAACACTCATCAACCAATCTTGAGCCGATTTAGGTAGCGCAGAAATAGCACCACCACCAAGTAACTGTGCAGCACCCTTGACAGTCTCAACTGGACTTGTAATTGCATGGACAAGCTCACCAATCAGCTTTCCAGTTGAAGGAACAATTGTCCTAACAAATCCACCAGCAACATCTTGTGCCGTCATTGGTCCGGTTTGTTTTTCTTCCTTTTTTGCAGAAAGAATCTTTGCCGCCATTCCTTGACCGAACTTCTCGTCAAAGAAATTTGCAGTATCTGGATTTGCAATCAGGAAATCAATGGCTTTTTGTGATGGTTCCATGATTACATTCCCTCATAAGGATTTTCTTTGAATTCAAATCCTTTCAAAGACTTCTTGTTCTCATAGAAATAAGTCTCTTGTTGCTTTGCATAGCTCTGAGCGCGTTTAGACAATTCTTGAATGTCCTTGAGAGCCTGCTGTTTAGAATCTAACGATTTTTTAGGATTCGCCAAATCACCAACTGCCGCATCGTATCTAGCGGCATCTCTGTCAGATGTTGGACCAGAGAACTTAGGTGCATTTACAGCCAACTGGTTCGATAGTTGAGTCAATTTGTCATTTGCATCTTTTGCTTCCGTAGATATGCCAATTGCTCCAAGAAGATTCTTTGCGCCAGCTTCAGCCATTCCGCTATATGCCTGTTGAAGTAGTGGTGCAGCCCTTGAAGCAATAGAAGCATTGGATGCGGCCTTTTTAGCTTCATCTTTTGCCTCAGTAATTGCATCAAAATCTTTCTTCTGAGCATAAGAGAATTGCTCTGGTTTTGCCTCTTCTGCTGCTCTGCGAATGTCAACCATTGCCCCGGTAAGAGCTTGTTGACCAGCAGCAATTGCGGCACTCTGAGCCATTTGATCTCTACGCAGTTGTTCACCTTGCCTGGTTGTTTCTGCACGTGTAGCAGCATCTCCAAGTTGACGAATGCGCTCATCAACCTTTTCAGGATCAATCAAACCACGGGTAAAGCTGCTTTGATATTGCAGCGCAACATTGCGTATTGATGAAGGCAAAGTCGGATCAGTTGCAAAGATTGCAAATGGATTGTCTTGTGGGCCTTGTTCGCCAGCAAATCCTGCTTTACGCAGTTCTGGAACAATCTTCGCAATGCTTGCCAATCCTGCTAATGGGTCTTCTGACAACATTGCAAGAGCTTGCAACTTATTTGTGTCAATTGATAGTTGCTTCTTGCCAGGAATTACAGTTGTCGTTGATGGAGGGACAAATCCCGGCTTTCCAACAGCACTTTCAATTTGCTGTGGAGTCATTGATTGATATGTCTTTATTTCTTGACCAGGAATCTCAGTCTGCGTGAACAGTTGAGGGAAGATTTCTCGCATTTGTGCCTGACGTTGCTGCTTTGCAGCCATGTCTGCCAACTGTTGTTGCATCAACTTGTCACGCACAGCCTGCTCGTAGGCATTTCTAGATGCTTGTTGACCAGCCATGACGCCTTGAGCTAACAACTGACCAATGCCAGTTCTCTGTGGTTGTGGGCCAGCGCCAGCAAGTAGGGACAACCCAAGATTCATCAATCCTGATTGCTGTGCAGAGCGACGCAAACGATCTGCTTCATCCTCACCTAGTAAAGATGGGATGTAGCTCGGTTGTTCGCCAAAGATGTTGTAAAAGTCTGCCATTGGTTACCTCACAGCAGAGACAGGTTTCTGCGCTTTCTACGCTGCGCTTCCACCAATAATGATTGAATAGGACTGATCTGACCCCTGCGAATTTGCGCACCAACAGTGGTTTGTTGATGAGGACGCATTGCTTGCTGAATTGCGCTTGCACCCAATCTTGGAACCACTTGCTGACCAGGAGCAAGGTTAGACAACAAACTCGCAATCTGTGGGCTTCCAGTGGCTTGTAGAGTGGTATCAAACACAGAGGTCTGGAAACCACTCATACCTGGACCATATCCAGCATTGCCAAGCATTGCAGCTTTGTCAGCACTAGACATTATGTAAGGGTTGATTGCGTTAGATGCGCTTGCTGCCGCGTTTGCTGCTTCCATTGCAGATGCAGCCTCTAATGCTGGAAGCTCAAGAGCAACAGTTGCTTCAGGAGCAAGAGCGGCTGCTGACGAAGCAATTGCCTCTGGAGCAATAGCAGATGCTGCTTCAGCGGCGAGCAGTGGTTCGATGCCACTCATCCCAACAACCCACCCAATGCAGCACCTGCCAGAGGACTCTGACCAAGTGCTTGACCAAGTGCTGCACCACCCAATGCACCCGCCAACGGATTGCGATACACAGGGGCGATTTGTTGAGCGCCCATCGGAGAGCCGTAAGCCGCAGACAGATACTGTTGGAGCCTTGCTTGTGGCTGGCCTTGGAGATAGTTGTACTTAGCAATATCAGCCTCCAGAGCAGCCTGCTGATACTGTTCTGCGCCTTGTCCTGCTGCCAACAAACGATTGATGTCACTGTAATCAGCCTCCGCAAGACTAGGAGCAGCACCAATCATTGATTGTTGTCTGGCTCGTTCTTGGGCATAGTTTTCATAAGCCAATTTTCCAGCAGTGTCTGACAATGCTTGTGCCAATTGACCAGCAGCACGATCTTGTAGCGTACCCATTGCACCAGAACCATAGCGTCCTGCCCTCGATGCTTGAGATCCAATGTTTTGCATGGCATCGTAGAACGATGTTTGTGCAGCCCTAGCAGCAGGTTGGTATGCGCCCTCGAAGAAAGGATTGCCACCAAGAAATTGGCCCTGCACTGTCTGGAATGCTTGCTGTTGAGCAGCACTCTGCAACGGAGAACCCATCATTGCACGAGTCTGTGCTGCTTGCAATGCGGCTTGCGTTTGTGCAGATGGTGCTACATAGGTCTGCCCAGGATAGTAGCCCTGCAAGGGTTGCTGATAGAGGTTCTTAGCCTCGCTCAAACCATACTGAACATAGGGGACCACATTAGGGTCAAGTTCAGTTCTGGTTACAGTTGATCCACCACCACTCATTCTTCAACCCTCCTCACCCATCTTCGGGGCTTAAAGCCTAATTTTCTGGCCTGTCGTTCCCATCCTGGTCGCCAAGAATCAAACGTCAATGTCTCTGCCTTACCATTCCGGGCAATGTTGAGTAGGAGTTGCCAGCCAGTTTCCAAATGCCCATTTTCGAGATGGACACACCACACATGAAGTGCAGTTCCCTGTGGTTGCAACACTGCAAACCCAACTGGCCTTGCATCATCCTGGGCCACCCACAGCATTGATCTACCCTCGAAACAGTCTGCATAGACGTCTTCAGGTATCCAAGGCTCTGGACTCTTTTGCAGAATCTTGAGCAGGCCAGGTCTGACGAATCCCCACCATTGTCTCAGATTATTTGGTTCAATGAAAGTGCTTTTCATCCGACCACAATATAAGCGTAGGTTTTGTCTGCCACATTGTTGGCAAAGTGAGTTAAGGTGGCAGTTCCAAACCCTTGAGAACTCACATAGACAGAGTAATCTCCAGCGGCATTTGTCCCGTTAGAAGACACAAAGTTAACAGTTACAATAGCAGATGGAGTTGCTGGCCTTGTTGGGCTTGTTTGTGTGCCTATTTGCTCAATAAAAATTTGCGTTGAAGTTGTAGACCACATTATTTCAACGTAGTCGTTGGCATTAAGTTCAACCCAAAAGTTAAGTGCTGTAATTAAATGCCCATCTATCCCGCCATGAGAGTTTGGGATTGAATACTTACTGTTTGAATTTGCAATGTCAGTTCCATTCTTCCTAAACCACAGATCAATATCATGTATCTGAACATCAGTGTTGGTGAATTGAATGCTGAACTGCACGTTATAAATTCCATAGCTTTTAACGGTAAGCCTGGAATTGCTTGCAACAGTTACACCGTTGCTAAAGTCAGTCGTATTGAACTTGACTGCATAAGCAGCAGTTGTTGACGCAGCAGTTTGGTCTGTTGAGTCTTGAAATGCGCCATACGGAGTTGTGTCAGTAAATGACGCAGAACTTGATGGAGTCAGAATAATGACTGAATCTGGACTTATATTTGGATCATTAAGCGTTGTGGTCGTTGCATTGCCTGTTGCAAGCGTAATCCTGCCCGTGTTGTTGCTTTTTCCACGAATAAGGTTATTAACAACCTCGGCAACTACCCGCGGATCAGCACCAAACGGAGGTAAGCCACGAAACATCATCGCTTGCCTCTCGGAGTCATGTCTACATCAACCCCTGCGCAAGCAGTCCAGTTGCCACTAGGAATTACCCTAATCCTGTGATATTTGCCAGAAGACCTTAGAGGAACTCTGTTTTCACTGGAGGCAGCAACTGCTGTTGAGAATGTGATTTGGTCATCCAGCATCTCTCTGGAAGCCACAGACACAGATGCGGAGCCATTGTCAATTTGTGGCCTTGCCAGCTTTACAATGGATGCAGTACCAGACTGAAGATCGCCTGTCTCAATCCTGGCTGTGGTTGCTGTACCTTCAAACGTGACAATCTTGGTTCCTTGGATACCAGCAAAAACCAAGCGTCCACCCAACCATTGCCGAGCGTCTAGAGACACGGTTAAAGCATCAATGGACGCAGAATAATTGTCTAGTCCCTCAAGCGTTACAGCAGCAGTTGCTGTGCTTGCCACATAGTTCGCATCAGTTGACCCATAAGACCAGCGTTGCAGCTGCCAGTTATAAATAAGAAGACTGTATCCAGCACTGGTGTTTGGATAGCACCACAATACAACCTTCTTGATTGGGTCAACAGCGGCAGAGATTGCAGCAACGGCTGTTGGTGACAAGTCATTCCAGAACCAACGGTCTACCTTCTCAGCGCCGATTGGCTTAACAGACTGTCCATCACAAACATAGAAACCATCGTCTGCCAAAAAGAATGTTAGATTGCCGTATTGGGCAATGCTTCCTGCTTCGTAACATCCGATAACAGGAGAGATTGCGTCAAACTGGAAGAACAGAGGAGAGCCGATATAGCTCATGCGAACAATGGCTCTTTCCAACAGGATCAGGCCAAATTCGCCACCAGTGATTCCTTGAATGTCTCCACCGTCAGGCAAGTCTTGATAGTCTGACTGACTCGTTGGGCCAGAGGTCCAGTTGGTTTCATTGTTTATATCTGACCACTGAACCCTGTTTGGGTAGCCAGAAATATGTGCAGCAACAACGAAATCTCTGACAACTGCAACAAACTTTGCAATCGGAGCAGCAGCAGCAAGATCAGCAAATGCAGTTGATGTTCCAAGCGTCCAGGCTTGAATCTTCTCAGCACCATTTGCCGCTAACAAGACTTTGCCAAATTGCGCCCAATTCCATGTTAGCCCTGAGTAGCCACCAACCTTAGAGACGTTGCTTAGATTGCGAGTAGCAGAATCGTACTTGAACAGCTTAGTACCACCACCAGCAAATAGGTACGAACTGCCAGAGAACTTTCCAGAGGTGATTGAGATAAGATTTTCAGACGCTGCATTAGAGTAGTCACTAAGAGACGGAATTGGACCATAGCCAACTTGTTGCGGATAGACGTTATATGCCGCTTGCAGCGCACCAGCCATTCCAGGCTGATCTGGTAGCCATTCACCAAAGGTTATACGTTGCTCCACGTTGTCGCTCCAGCACTTTGAGTTGCCCAGACATTTGAGCCTGGTGTAATGTCAGTCCACGTTGTTTCTTCTGCTGGCACATTGGTCCATGTGGTTGCGCCAGCACTTGAGTCTGTCCAAGTATTTGTCCCAGGGGTTACAGGATTCCATTCCTGTCCCTGCTTGAATCCAATGCAACTTACATCAGCTTGAGCCGAAATTGAGGCGTATGCAGAAAATGTCGCATTTGCCAAGCACGATACAGTGGCAAGAGCAGTGATTGCAGCATCACCACCAGCAACCAATCCTCCAAGACAAGCGACGGTTGCATCAGCAGTTACTGATCCACTTGCAAGCCTGACTCTTATTCCATCAGCAGTGACAGTTGCTGTTGCATCAATTGACGCAACGCCACTTGCCAAAATTCCACCCAAGCAAGAAACATCTGCGCTTGCAGTGATTGATCCAGCACCAAATTGGACCCTTGTAGCGTCTGCCGTTACAGTTGCTGTTCCTGCAATGTCTGCTTGTCCGTATTGGACTCGAATTGCATCTGCAACAAACGTGGCAAGCGCATCAATTGATCCTGCTGCGTACTGGACTCTGATTGCATTGGCAACAACGGTTGCGGTTGCGTCAATCGCGGCTTGTCCAAACTGGACTCGAATCGCGTTAGCAGAAAGGCTTGCTGTGCCATCTACTGCACCAGAACCAAATTGAACCCTGATCCCTTGTGCCGTTACATCTGCACTTGCATTGACTGCTCCATAAGCATCCCACCTTGTAACGCTTGTTTCATATAAAGGGCTGTCCAGCGTCAGCGTGAGGTCATCTAGACTCGCCTTGAGGTTATCAAGGGAATCTATCGTCCATGGTGGGAGAAGATCAGCCATTAGGCCAGCGTAACGCTCAGAGAACCAACAGCCACACGGAACACATCACCAGTTGCAATCGTCTTAGAAGCATCCAGAGGTGTGTGGTACAGCAAGTTTCCGGCAGTCGATGCGTCACGGATACCAACATAGGCAACCGTTCCCCATGAACCAGTAGCTTGCGGAAACTCAATTGCTGCCGTATTGGTTGACACACCATTGCTCGGAGCGCCAAACGTGATTGACTGACGAGCATAAGCATTACCAGATACTTCAGTGCCAGTGTCAGCGTCTGTTGGATCAGTTGTGTACAGAGCCAGATAGACAGTTGCTGGTGAAGTGAATGCGGTGTTACGCAGAGTTGCGTTGATCAGTGCATTCTCAAGATAGTTCGACATTTCAGACATGATTTACCTCTTTGCCAAAGTCATTGCCAATGGTTGTGCGGAATACTCTCCACGGTCATCAGATACCGTCAAAGAGTCTATTGCTCGTTGATACAACGCTGCCCAGGTTGCAAGACGCTCATCATTCATCAGATATGGTTCTGCTTCACCCAATGACGCATACAACAAAGCATCTGCACAATTTGCCAAGAAGACATTGCTTGTATTGGTTGATGATAGATACGTTGGCGCAGCATAGTAAAGAAGCTGGACCGTCATCACAGAATCAGGAATGGGAGCAAACTGAATCTCTGAGGCCGTGATTGTGTACGCCTTTGGTCGGCCCGTATCGGTTGCTCTCGCATTCCTGAAAAAGACACTCGGAGCGTAGTACGTCAGTACCTCAATCGGAGTGGTATTTAGGTGCAAGTCCCTTAACTCAAGAAAGTCGCTTGGCAAGGAGACAGTTGAATCATTTGCAGCAGTCGATGCGGTTGCAATCTTCAACATCTGACGGATGCGAAGTTCTCGACGCAAACGATTCTCTGCAAATGTAATGAAATCTGGAATCTGATCCGTCAAATCAGTCCTTGCAAGATAGTTTGCAATTGACGTTTTCAGATCGCTATAACTGGTGAAAGGCATTTATATCCTCCCAGGACGGGTTCTAAAGGCTTGATTGTCACGCTCGTTCAACCACGCCTTGAACCGCTTTTGGTCAAGGATGTGGAAACCGCGCATGATTCCATCCTTGTTCAACTGGTCGATCACCGTCAGCGGAATACTTGCGATTTTATTCCCAAACAGATGATTTGACCACCTTGATCTTTCATCATACGAATTGAATTCACGCTTGTTGCTCTCAA